ACCGCAACTCGGCGGCAACTTAGATTTACAGACATACGATATTACTACAAGTAGTGATGATTTTTCTATTACTACTGGATCAGGCTCAAATTTAACTACTATAGAAATGGGTGGCTTCACAGAAGCTACAGTAAACGGTGGTGGTCTAGCAATAACATCATCAACAAATCAAGGACAAGACGTTTGTTTATTGGGTGATATAGACTTTTTAAGTGGTGGATTAATAACTGGTGAGATTATAGGATTATGGGCATTTGATAATGCAACTAACTTATCTTCTAATACTGGACTAGGTCAAGTTTTATTAAATGGCACAGTTGAAATGGTAGGATGCACATTATCAGATAGTGCTTCTGTTATATTTGGTAACTTAGGAACAGCAAATGAAGTTGGATTAGCAGTTGGCACAAGTGCAGACGCTAGAATTCATCAAATTGATAGTTCTGGTAATACAATATTTAAATTACCTGCAGCTGATGGATCAGCTAATCAAGTTCTAAAAACAGATGGTAATGGTGATTTATCATGGGTTGCACAAACAAGTAATACTAACACAACATACACAGCAGGCACAGGATTAAACTTAGTTGGAACAGAGTTTCAAAATACTGCACCAGATCAAACTGTAAGTCTGACAGGTTCGGGTGCTACAAGTATCAGTGGAACTTATCCTAACTTTACTATTAGTAGCACGGATACAAACACTGATACTAACACAACATACACAGCTGGAACAAATGTAGCAATAGATGGTTCTAATGTTATATCTTCAACAGATACAAATACAACATATACAGCAGGTAATGGATTAACATTAACTGGTACAGAATTCACAATGAGTGGAAGTTACACGGGTGACTTTACTGCAACTGGTGACGTTACTGCTTATTCAGATCAAAGGTTGAAAAGAAATGTAGAAACAATAACTAATGCAGTAGACGTAGTTAATTGTTTACGAGGTGTTAATTTCGAAAAAGACGGCAGACATAGCACTGGTGTTATTGCACAAGAAATAGAAGAGTTCTTCCCAGAAGTAGTTCACACTGATGCCGATGGAATGAAGTCTGTAGCATACGGAAATATATCTGGATTACTAATTGAAGCAATCAAAGAACAACAAAAAACTATAGAAGATATGAAAAAACATATATATGATTTGCAAACATTATATATGGCTCAAGCAAAAAAAGAGCAAGAACGAGCAGAAAAAAATAAATAATAATATACTACTATATGCTATGAAGTATATAAGATAAATATAATAGCAAGCACTATAGCATGCAATTATCGATAATTACAAGCAAGGAGTCACAATATGGCATTACCAGCAACAGGCGCCGCAATGACAATGGGAACAGTACGTAACTACTTTGGACTAAGTGGAACAATTTCTATGAGTACATTAGGTAACTACATTTCACCATCAGTAACCTCAAACATTAAGCTATCAGCTACGTTTGGTGGATGGCAAAACCCGAACCCAACAGGTTCACACGGTTAATTTAATTAGCTAAATAAAACTAATAATAACGCTGTTATTTAATTGACAGCGTTATTACTTTATAGTATAATATACTAACTTACAAAAGTAAACTCAACCACAGGAGAAAACAATGAGTATAAGAACACGTTTTGAAATTGAAACGTTTGTGTTAGGTGCACATCCGACACTGGGTCGAAAAGCACAAGCACTAACAACAGAGCTATTACAAGCTCGTGAACAACAACATCCAGATCTACCAATATTAGAAATCATTTATAAAGATTTCTCAGAGAAGCATGATATTGAATCTCTGATGAGAGACATTGAAAGTAATGAAGAAGAATATTGGGTACACCGTTTAGCAAAATTGGCAGCAATTGACATTCTTACATTAGGTAAGGTACAACCAGAACATATGAACTATATGGTTTCATTACAAGATGAGGCATTCTCGGCATGTGTCAAAGAAGCAACTTCGATTGCTAAACAATTAAATTACGAAGTACAGCAAATTGAAGCTGAACTTCAGTCAGAACTAGCTTCTGAAAAATAATTAATGGTCAGTGTAACTAACCATTATTACAAGAAAGACAATTCCGCTAATGTGGCAATTTGTGTTCCTGTGCAAAATCAGACTACAGCGGTCTTTGCCTATAGTTTAGCCATGCTTCAAAAAAAGTGTGGCGAAACTGGGCTTGCAACTTCATTACATTTTAATATGGGTAGTGAAGTTGCAATGCAAAGACAACAGTTAGTAGATCAAGCATTAGAAACAGATTGCACTCATATTATGTGGATTGATGCAGACATGCAGTTTCCAGTAGATACGCTAAATATACTATTAGCAGCAAACAAAGATATTGTTGCTGGAAATTACTCAACAAGAGTTCCGCCCCACAGGCCAGTTGCCTTTAAAAGCAAAGCTAATTTAGATAGCAGAGTTTTTACAGGAAAAGGAATTGAAAAAGTATGGGCCGTAGGAAGTGGAATGATGTTAGTAAAAAGAGAAGTATACGAAAATATTTCTCGTCCTCATTATAAAATTGAGTATAACGAAGGTTATACTAGTTTAGTAGGAGAAGATATTTACTTTTGTAATCTAGCAAACGAAAATGGATACGAAGTAAATGTTAGTCACGAGTTAAGTGACAGAATTGCACATATAGGAACACGTGCATATACAATTAAGGGCGATTGCAATGATTAATTTACACAATGTACAAAGAGAATATCAAGGACAGAATGTTATAACACCTTGGGATAGATTAAAGAAATTTATTTTTGATTCATATCCAGTTATTAAGACTCCTGTTAAAATAAAAGACGAAGATTCACTACTGGAAACAGCATCTACTTATAAAGATAAAGCAGACATGGTGTGGGTAGTATTTGATGATATTGAAATAAATCCTAATTTTCCTTGGACATACAAACCAGGTGATGGACTTGCAAAAAATGTAATTCATACATTTCCCAGAGTAGTTAAACGAACAAATAGACCTGTTAGTTGGGGAGATATTCAGTTAGTGCCTACTAATGGTGTTTCGCATACAACAGTACAAAATAAAATTGTATCTAGCTATCATGTTGCAGAATTTGATGTGTTTATGATTAGTTTTCACGAAGCTGAAGCAGATGAAAACTTTACAAAATTAAGAGATAGATTTAAAGACGCACAACATGTAAAAAATGTTGAAGGTATTGGAAATGCACATAAAAAAGTTGGAGAACTAGCAAAAACCGAAATGGTATACATAGTTGATGCAGATGCAGATATTTCAGGACACTTTAGTTTTGATTTTATTCCACCAATGAGTAAGCGTAAGAATACAACATATGTATGGAGCTCTAAAAATCCTATCAATGATTTAGAATATGGATATGGAGCAGTTAAATTGTTCCCACGTGAACAATTATTATCATTGGGACACGAATTACCAGATTATACAACAGGTACTTCTTTCTACCAGCCAATCAAGGATGTGTCAAACATTACAAGATTTAATAAAGATCCATACAGAACATGGCGTAGTGCATTTCGTGAATGTGTTAAGTTAGCTAGTTCTGTTAATCCAAATCAAAATCAGGAAGAAACTGATTCAAGATTAGAAACATGGTGTACAGTTGATAACGGAGAACGTTTTGGACGTTATTGTATCAAAGGTGCTAATGAAGGCAAAACATACGGACTTGAACACAAAGATGATATTGAAGCCTTAAATAAAATTAATGATTTTGAATGGTTACGTGAGCAGTTTGTTGCTTCTATGAAAAAGAAAATAACTTAATATTTCTATTTTTTAATCTGATGTGCAAGTACAGTTTTAAGTTTCTTAACAAATTGTTTTGAGTTAAACTGTATCTTTGCACCAGGATGTACTGGTCTGGGCCAGTTTCCAATTTTAACCCAACAATACCCGTCACTTTCATTGTTTAGTACGGGTATAAATTCGTCTTGTACTGTAACAACAAAACTATTGTACACAAATTTTTTATTTGGACTGGTAAATTTATTTATGGGAATAACTTTTTCTATAGATGGAACTAAACCAACTTCTTCTTCAATTTCTCTATATAGCGTTTCTATAGGTCTTTCGTTACCTTCAGATTTACCACCAAAAAAGCCCCATGTTCTAGGATGATTAACCTCACCACTTCTTTGTTGTAGCATTACTCTGCCAGTATCTATACTTAAAAATATACATCCACTTGCTGTTATCATATATGTCCTATCCAATGGGTACAATCGTCACACGGGTCATCTGTATTACAGATATATTCGCCAGTATCCAGAATTATAAATTCCTTCATAGCTATTAATCCAATCTGTGCCATTCCATTCCAATTGATCATCACTTGAAACATTTGTTACGTATTGTGTATCATTTATTGTAGAACTATCAAAGCTCACAACCCAACTTGATCCATTATATTCGATTATATCATTTTTATTAGCAACTACATTAGTCCATTGTGCTGACACTGGGCAATCATTTAAAACAACATATCTTTGACCAGAAACAACACTAGGAACACTTCCGTCTCCTGGGTAATTTTTGCTAGGGTCAACAACACCGTCAATTGGTTGAAGAGTATTTGTTCTTAACGTTGCAGTATCTATAGTAACATTTAGTAAATTAGGATCGCTTGGATGTGCTTCTAATCGTCCAACTATATCATCATCATT